CCATCTCAAGTGAACGATTAATAGCTCTTGAAATGCAACTAGGTAACTCACTCTCGTATTTTCCAAGAGTATTGATGACTTCATTTATTCCAGTAGCTTCAACTTTAACTCCTATCATTTTTCATCATACCTCGTTAAGTCTATCTCTAGTAAACCCATGTCTTCCTTAGTTTCTTCTACTAAATATCTAACACCATCTACTAAGATTTTTTCTCCAGAATGAGGTGGGTATTTAAAGAAGGACTTTTCTATAAATAGAGTCATACCTTCAATAAATAGCCCGTCATTTTCTAAAGATCTAGTTCTGTTTCTCTGCTTATTCTGAAATCTCTCCTCATCGATAACACAGACAGTTTCTTTTTTTCCTATAGTATGTGTGTCTCCAAACTCTTCTAAGTTCAAAAAAACACTAGCAAGGTCATTAGTAACTTCTTCTTTAAAGCTCATAGTTATGCCTTTTTAGATTTTTTTGAATTTTTATTAGTTTCTTCAACTTCTGTGTTTTCTTCAGTAGTTTCTTCAACTTCTTCGAGATTTTCAGCTTCTTCAGTAACTTCTTCAGTAACTTCTTCAGCTTCTACGAGTTCTAGGGATTTAACTTTTTCTATGATATCTGATTCTAAGATATCCACTACTTCACCTGGATTATAAACTATCCCACAGTAAATCAGTGATTGTTTAACTTTTAATTTCATGCTATCCCTCCTTATTTAACTTTTAAAACTTTTATAGCATCAATGTCGAATGGAACAGGTAAAGGTCTTGATTCTGTTCTTACTTCAAGAGTATTGATTTTTGTATCTTCATCTTCAAAAGGGACTCTTTCTGCAACTATTATCCCTTTAGCTATATCAGCTGCAGGTCCATAGTGTAAAGTATTATTAGATGGTGCAAATAACACTCTTCCTTCTGGAATCATTTTCACTGTGTCATATGTTTTTCCATCTGCTTTTAACACTGAATGTTGAGTTTGGTATGAATAGATAGGGATATTATAAGGAGCTAAAGTTCCAATATATATAGCCCCGCTTGCTAACTCTTTAGGATCTATTTGCCCAAAATTAGCATTTTTAATATCTAGTAATTTAGCTATTTTTTCATTTTGAGTAAATAGTCTTGCTGCAACTGGATCCATAACTATATGCTCAATTCTTTGCCCTGTAGTTTCACCTATTAAAGTTATTACAGATTCTATATCTCCTGAAATATCTGCATTTGGCTGATTCCATAATATTGTAGGAGTAATTTCTTGAACAGTTCCATACTCTATTTTGTCTTCAATTCCTTCTCCTTTTACTACTATTGAACCTTTGAACAGCAAGTCAATACACATTAACTCTTCTCTTCTTGAGATTTGTTCTTCAAAGTCTGCGAAAGCTTCTCCTATTAATTTGGCTTTTTTCTCCTCTGGAGATATTCCACCATAGATAGTTTCTCCTGCTGACTTAGCAAAGTAAATTTCTTGTGCAGAGAATGTTTTCTTTGGTGCTACCTTTGGAGCACTATAGTATTTAGATGCATAACTTCTTTTTACTACTTCTGTTCCTGGTATTAATTCAGATACAAAAGGAGCTACTAATTGTCTACCTTTTCTATACTCAATTTCCCATTTTGGGTATTCATGAGTTTCATGTTTTGAGAAAAACATGTCTCTAATAAATGTCTTTGGTTTTATAACTGACTGGTCATATAGTCCTAAAAATTCTAATAATACTGCCATTAATATCTACCTCCTAATTCTTTTACTATTATTCCTTTTTCTCTAGCTTTTTTAATAAAATCAGCTTTAGTAGTAGCTGCTTTTAGCTCAAGTCCTTCGAAAATAACTTCTCCAAACACTACAACAGTTGTCTTAGTCTTAGCTGTAGTTCCATCAGCTGTTTCTAAAACTATTCCAAATAAATCTGTTCCATCAGATAATTCTGCACTTGCATTTACTGCTTGCCCTCTCTTAACTGATTTCCCTTGTGGTACTTCTAATTCCATAACTTTGTGACCTGTACCACTTAATAATTGGTCAACTCCGTACTCATTACCTTTTTCTATAAAGCTCATTTTATACCTCCTGTTTTTTTATTCATATACTTTAAAATATCACATACTGGTATTCCTACAACACTTCCTGAACCTTCTTCAGCTCTTGGTGCCACAGGAACAGGTGTTGCTTGACTCTCCTCTTGTATGTTTTTAAGAGTCTCTTTATTCTTTTCTTTTTTGATATTTAATATTTTTAATGCTAAGTTTGCAGCATCAACTGGTTCTTTGAATTTAGCAGTATTTACGACATCATCAAATCCTGCTATTTCAAGATTTTCAATTGCTTCTATTCTATTTCTTTCTCCTTGAACCGCTGAATTAACTATGTTTTTATACAATTCTGGGTAATCAGCTTTAAACTTTTCTACAGTCATTTCTTCTGTATTTGTAGCTGTATTTTGAGTAGGTTCTGGAGTAGGCTCTGTTACAGGTTCAGTAGGTTTAAAACCTGGGAAATTCTTAAATTTTGAAATATCAAACGCCAAACTATTTACAATTAGTAAATTATTGACATTCTGTAGATTTTCTACTTCATCTACTATCTCATCAATAAACCCATACTCTTTAGCTTCTTCAGCATTAAACCATTTCTCTTCGTCCATAAGTGCAGATAGTTCTTCTTTCGTTTTGCCTTTAGCTTTAGCTAAGTAAGTTTCTAAGATACTATCTTTAACCTTATCTAAAAGAATTCCAGTTTTTTCCAGCTCTTGCTTATTTCCATAAGCCCATGTCAATGGATTATGTATCATAAACAGGGCATTTTTTGGCATTTTTACAACATCACAAGCACTAGTTATAATCGTTGCTGCACTTGCTGCAAGACCATCTATAAAAGCTGTAACTTTAGCTTTATGATTTTTTAAAGTATTTGCTATTGCCACCGCAGCAAATACACTTCCACCAGGTGAGTTGACATGTACATTTATATTTTCTACATCACCTAGGTTTCCAATTTCTTCTTTGATTGTTTTGTCACAGACATCATCCCAATATTCGTCAGAACCAATAGTCCCATACATAACAACATCAGCACTTTTTGCTTCTTCATTCTTCGTTATGTTCCAAAACTTCTTTGTCATTTTCGGCATTGTTAATCATCACTCCTTTTTCATCTAATAATTTGTATTCTTTTGCTAAAATTCTTACATTTTGCTCAAAATCACCGCCGTTAAGCTCAACAGTTTCTTTTGTTCTAGTAGAGAACCCTTGTTGAACTCTTAAAGTACTTGCTTTAACTTCTTTAAGTGGATCAAGTTGTCCTTGACTCGGTCCATTCCACTGAGCTCCACACCAAGCTTTTGTTAATAATGGGTCTTCTCCATAGTTCTTCATATCTACTCTACCTAGCAAATATGCTTCTCTTAACCACTCTTCATAAACTACTTGTGTAAAATTGCTAGAGAACCAATCTCTTCTCTTTCTAAACATTTTCCAAGCTTCTAATAAAGCAGCTCTACTAGCAGAATAACTGGCTGTAAAATGCTTAATTAGTAACTCGTATGGAACTTCTAATGCTGCTCCTATTTGTCTTAGAATTGCTGTTACAAATGGGTCGAACTGTGCATTTGGTCTACCTGGATTAGTAGCAACAACCTTTTCTCCAGGATTAAGCCCTTGTACTAGCCCAGGAGTTAGTTCTATTGTTTCTTCGTTAGAACTATCAATCTGTTCTGTTTCATCTAAGACTTCATGATCTGCAATATTAGTCCCTTGAGCATTGTCCTTATCGCTTTCAATAAATATCGCATACATTCCACTTACAACTGCTGCCATAAGTTCTGCGTCAGTATATCTATCCAGTTGCTTCAATGCCTCAATAACTGGAGATAAAATAGGTATTCCTCTGACTTGCTCAGGTCTTTCAGCTAGCATTATGTGTAATATATTCAGTTGTTCCTGCTTTCCATAAACTGAAATAAAGTCCGTTTCTACGTTTCCTGACACATCAAGTGGGTGTTTTCTTGCAACATAATATCCTGAAATTCTGTTATTAGTATCAAGCTTTACTCCATCAACGATAGTTTCATCATTTTGTAATAAAGAAGGTGTCATAACTCTATCAGGCTCAATTATTTGTAGCTTTAAGCTGTAAGGATTCTTCGGTGTTACAAAATAGTTAAATTTTACAAAACATTCGCCATTCAAGAGAATAGTTAAGAATACTAAGTCTTGAACTTGGTCAAAATTAAGAACTCCCATCTGTTCAATCTTATTGTCTGCCCACAATTTGAATTCTTTTTCAATAGTAGTTTCAATTGCTTCAGCTTCTTCTTCACTAATCCCTAAAGTTTCATAGTCAATTGCTGATTTTAGCTTTAATCCACTACCTATAACGTTTGAATTGATAGTTTTCATAACTCCTTGAGCAACAGGAGCCCCCATATACAAGTCTCTTGACCGTTCAACTAGCTTTTTCCTGTTCTTGTAGATGTCTTTTTTTACGCCTCCACCAGTAGAAATCCAGCCTTTCAT